CTACTTCATTAAGAAATCCGACATTCTTCTTAATTCTGTTTTTATTTCTTTTATATCTTCATACAAAGCCTTATTATCCTCTTTTCTTTGCTGCTCTAAAAATTTAAATTGCATATCATGCATAGTTTTATCCACTTTCTTTTCCATATGTGCCATTATAAATTTATGGTAACCCATTAGGATTCCTCCAACTGTTACTGCTATTTTAAAGTATTCTGTCCATTCCATTTGCATCTCCTTTAATTACCTATTTTTTTGTCAAAGTGCTTTTTACCTAAAAAAACAGCCCCTAAACTTCCTATAAGTGCTGTTAATTCTCCAGGTATAGGTAAGCTATATATCTGAACTCCCATAAAAGCAGATAGATAAGGAGTTATTATATGATGAAATATTACTAAAATACTATAGACATAAAATAAATGAAGTATTCCACCTCTTTCTAGCATACTTGAAAAAACTTTTAATTTCTCCTTTTCTACCTCTGCCATTACTTTATCCACTTCTTCTGGTTTTATATATTTATTTAGAATATCTGGTAAAAACCCACTAACTAAATTTATTATTGTTTTCTTAAACATATTATTTCCCCCTTATTTCCAGTTATTTTCTATATTGTTATATCTTCTTTTTACATCTCTAGGCTGCTCTCTTCCCCATTTTGTTTCTTTTAATTTAAAATTCAAGATATCATGGGAAGTAAGAACTTTTTTATTTTTTATGAATCTGTGCATAAGCCCATTTTTACTTAAATTGAATTGATTATGATAGTCTACTAAGTGAACAAAAGTTTTTTCATCTTCAAATTCTGGTAGCTCTTTTAAACTAGCCACATAATTTACCATCTGCTGTATATGTTCCCTATCTAGCTTGTCTATATCTCTTCTAAATAGTTTTAATCTTTCATTTAAGTACCCTATATTTTTATCAAGATTTAGTAATTTTCCGATATCCTGATTCGAAAATCCACAGATATTCTTTAAGAAATTTCTAGCTTTAATATTATGTGTAACATCAAACTGGCTTCTTCCGAAGCTATATCCTGATTTTCCACCAGCATAACTAAATTTACAGATCACATTTTCATTTCCTGATATTTCATTTAAAGATATCACATACATAATTTTTTCTAAGTTTATATTCTCCATTATTTGCTTTATATTCATTTTATCCCCTCCAATTTCTCTATTCTTGATTTTAATTCTTTTATTTCTTCTTGTTGCTCTTGTAAGCCTTTTACCAATATAGGAATAAACTCTTCATATCCTAGACTTAATACATCTTTTCCCCCATTAATAGAATGGTCTTGATATCCTCCAAAGTCTACCCCTAATTCTCTCATAGTTTCAAAAACTTCCTGTGCTATAAACCCTTGGTGAAGCCTCCAACCTTTTTGTTTGCCATCTTTTATTACATTTTCCAAAGAATATTTTTTTAATATTTCCTCTCTCTTTTTCTCTTTTTCTTTTTCACTTATTTCAAGATTTTCTATATCTTCAAGTTCTCTTTCTTTTGCTTCATGGTTGATATAGTCCTCTCTATAATCCCACCTATATTCTCTTGGTCTTAATTTTAATAAGAAATTTAATCCTAAACTTGTATCTTGAATATCTGTTTTATCTCTTTTATCTGATCTGTTTTGAACTGCTCCATAGCAATATACTGTAACATTAGAATTTCCTATTTGTGCTTGATTCGCCCCCGTGACACTTACTTCGCTTCCAATTCCAATTATATTATTAAAATAAGTTGTTGCAGAGCTATATAACGCCTTAAATCCAATAGCCACTATATCACTTCCTTCGGTATTGTATAGAGCTGAATTTCCCACTATTACATTCCTATCAGAATGACGCAATCTATAACCAGCATTTTCTCCTATTGCAATATTAAAAGAACCTGAATTATTATTCCTCAAAACTTCATTTCCTATTACAACATTACTACTACCATTTGCATTAGAAGATAAAATCCCTATTCCTATTCCAATATTTCTACTACCTCTTTGGTTATTTTCTAAAATATTTTTTCCTATTGCGACATTATCAGTTCCAGTCCCATTACCAGTATCAAGTCCAACAAATATATTTCGGCTTCCAATACTAGCAAATTTTTCTTCTTCCATATCTCCAACTGCACATTTTTTATTTATAGTATCTACAAATACTTTTATATCTTCTTTTCTTGGAATATCCTTTATATCTGTATATTCACCTAAATTTTTCATTTTTCCCCCTTACTTACCCTGCTATTACAACTTTTATTGCCCCTGCGCTGGGAGCTTCGGAAAATACGATTGTTATAGAATTTACTGTAGTTATTTGAACATCTGCTATAACAAGGTCATTTCCTTCATAGAGATTTATAAGAATATCTCTTGTGTCAAGATTATGAGAAACAACAATTTGTTTAGCTGCTCCATCTCCTATCATTGTTGTAAATTTTTTCATTGGTGCATTTGCTACTATTGATTCTTTTACTCTTTGCGGTGTCATTACTTTAGTGTTATTAGTTCCTGCCTCTGCTTCTGCCTGTGTTGCATAATCAAGAGGATTGCTTAAAGGAATATAAGTTGTTCCACTCCATCTGTAAGTTGCGTTATCATCTGTAGTTACATAAATCTTTCCTTGTTCTCCTGTTACTGGGAGAGAAGCAAAATTTTGATATTCCAGAACATCATCCACATAACTTGGTAAATACTCTGCCTTTATCAAATTGCTTTCATCCAAAATAGCTAAATCCATCTTTCCTGATACATCTATTTTTAACCCATTCCCTACCATTATTACTCCCAAGGTAGAGGCTGTGGCAATTTCCTGTACTCCTATTTCCATAAAAACTGTACCATTACTTACATTTACTTTTTTAGTAGCTATATTATAAAATATCTGTCCTTCTACCCCACTTGGTGCAGTAGCTAATTTATGTAATACCATATTTTTTGCTTCGTTTAGTGTAAAATCAAAATTATTTAATGTTTTCATTTGTTCCTCCTTTTATGCTGGTAAATAAGTTATTGCTGCATTTGTTGCTCCCCATGGAGCCCCTGCAAGTGCTTGTCCGCCTGTTGTATATATTGTTAATTTGGTTAAATTAATGCAATCGAAAAAACTTCCCATAGAATAAGATGCCCCGCTCGTGTTATAAGGGGTTATGTATTCTATGGGGTGCCCTTTGCCTCCAAGTGTTAATTCTGTTATCAAATAACACCCTCCAATAACTTGGTCAGGTAACCTGTTCACGCTTAATGGGAATTGCCTTATTGAAATTGAGGTTCCTGCAAAAGCAGCAGCCCCAATTTTTTTAATTGTCTCTGGAATAGAAGTTATAGTAAGACCTGTACAGCCAGCGAAAGCACCATCTTCAAGTTCTTCAAGTGTACTAGGTAAAGATGTTATAATCAGCTTTTGACAATAATAGAATGCATAATTTCCTATCTTTCTTATTTTTGGCATATAGACACTTACAAGTTCTCGACAAAATGCAAAGGCTTCTTTTCCTATTGTTTCTACATTCTCAAATTCTGCTGTTATAAAATAACATCTCCCAAATAATCCTGCTGTTATATTTGTTATTTTTTTTATTACAATTTTTGAAAATCTGCTTCCATAAAAAGCTTCATCTCCTATTAATACTTCGTTTGAAATTTCTATTTCTCCAGTTCCGCCCGAAAAAAAAAGCTTGTGCTGCTATATTTTTAATAGTAGGTGGTAATTCAATTTTTACAGGGGATTCCCTAAAAGCCCTATATCCAATTGTTTCTAAACTAGATGGCAATTTAATAGCTTTTAACGCTTTGCAATTACGAAATGCTTCTGCTGGTATTTCTGCCATATCCTCATTAAGATTTATTGTTTCTATTTTGCTCCCGCGAAAACAACCTATTCCAAGAGACAATACACTTGATATATCTATTGTTTTAAAACCACAACCTGCAAATGCCAGTTCTCCTATAACTCTCAATCTTTTAAAAATTGCTGTACTTAAATTGCTACAATCAAGAAATGCTCCATAATTTATCACGGTTATTGTGTCTATTTCAATACATGTAAGAAGTTTATTTCCATTAAATAGAGAAGATTCTATTTCGTCTGTTTCTACCCCCTCTTTGTAAAGATTATTAAACTTAAATTCTATTCCATCTATAATTAATTTTCCCATCATTCCACCTCTGAATCTTTAAAATTAATCTGAACTTTTGAAGCTGCACTTTCTGGAACAATCTCTATTTCAAAAGGAATCGCTCCTTCTGTAAATATTGTTAAGTTTAAAGATACAAATTGATATACTTTTAACTTTGGATTTGTCCATATTACAGGATTATTTAAAGTTCCTAACTGTAAATATCTTATCTGCTGTATACTTTCTATATTTATTTCTCCATCTATATTTACCACATGAGGAAATGAAAGGTATGTTGCATTAATTTCACTATAATTAAATTCAGATAATGAAGTTATATTTTCGTTTGTTCCTTCCTTCTTCATGGAATAAAAATCTACAAATGAGTTTAAGAATCCTAAAAGCCCTATTGGATTTTCTGGTTCTGGCTTTGGATTTTCTCCTGGAGTTGCTGGGAATGTTATTCCTTTGTCAAGGTCAAAGTTCCCATATATTGATTCTGTCACTACAACTGTATTTTTTACACTCTTTGTTTTCTTTGTAAAGTAGTAACAAGATGACATACAAGCCCAATCTATATTTACTCCTGATACTCTTATGTTTACAGTTTCAGCTTTTTGTTTATAGCATATTCTATACACTTTAGCTGGTGTTATAGTGTTATTATCTGCCATTTGGAAGGTCACTGGTTCCTCATTCTCATAAACTGTAAATGTTCCTTTTCCTGCTACTTCTATTGTATAAAAACTATATCCACTTGGAATTGTTATTGTAGTGAATTTCCCATCTGCATACAATGGATGTTCTCTTTTATTTTCTATATCTGCAAAGAAAAGAGTAGGCGTTGTATTCCAAGTTTTAGCTATACTGTCTATTGTTACAGTCTTTTCTCCATAGCTCCATGACGTAGAATAATCACAAGCTGTACTCCCAAGAATTATCCCATCATTTAGAGTGAATACCTGTGCTTTTTCAACTCCTGCTCCTTCAAAAAGGTTTTGAACATTAATTGACTGGCTTCCTCTAGCTGTTGTTATTTGAGTTTTCTTTATTCTATTTTTAGTAATCCAATCAGCCATTATGTCAACTCCCTTTCTCCCTTTTCCAATACTAATATAGTTAATTCTGCATCATCTACAAGAGCTTTATTATATCCATCGGAAATAAGTCCTCCTGATCCATTGTCTTTCCAGAATAGGTCATTTTCTATTGACATCATGAAACTATCCACACATGATATTCCCCTTGTTTGAGTTAAGGTATATCTTATAGCAACTCCATTACTGTAATATTGCTGGGGAACTGCATAAAACCACCAATAGCTACCCATATATGAATCACCTGCCATATTTACTCTTGAAAAATTTTGAATTATAGACATGTCTTGAGGATTTAATACTTCTATATCTACAACTCCATTCATTGCACCAATAACTCCTGTAGGATATAAATATCCTGCAAAACTTATTCTCCTAGTTGCTGGAACATTTCCAATTGTATATTGAGTTGAACCGCTTACAGTCATTGTTCTTTTCAACTCTGATGGAGTTCTTATATATGGAGCTACTTTATACCTTGTTCCTGATACTTTAGAAACAACAGGAGAAAGCCCTGTAATAGTTCCATTGTATTTAATACCATTCCAGAAAACCATAAATACTGGATTTTTAAAACTATTTGATATTATAAATTCAAAATTTTCACTGGCTCTAGTTTTATATAAAGCTTGATTATAATTTGTAATAGTAGTCCAATCAGTAAATGCCATTTTCTCTCTCCTTTTAAGTTTTCCCATTTTTAATAAAATTGGGAAAATCTTTATCTTTCTTTTAAATCTGCTTCATACAGCATAATACTTATAATGCTATATGGATTTAAAGTTGTATTGGTTGTAGAAATTTCTACATACCCATCTTGTCTTAATTTTGTTTTTATTGGTATCTCTACTTGTGTTTCTGTCAAGTTTGTATCTAAACACCAGCCATCAATAATACTTACTAAAGCTTCTATTTTCATCCCTTTCCATCTTATACTGTCGCTTGGAAAAGGACTTGTAAATCTTACTGCTCTAACTTGGTTTTGGATATAACCTATATTCACTTTTTCTATAAAAACATATTTCTTTAGTACACTTACTGTATACCAAAGATTACTTCAACCCTTTTCCTGAAACAGTATCTCCCCACCTTTTATAACAATTCTTTTTGTACTGTTAGCTTGTGTAGTTCCATCATAAGATATTATCCCCTTGTCATTACTGAAAACTTCCAATACTCCATTTACTTGGGTATTTGCATTTATTTCAAATTTCCCCTTTCCTATATCTGTTACAAATATTTCAATGTCTGTTCCTGCTACCTCTTGTTTTAATTTTCCATTTGTAAATTTTATAAAAGTTCCAGTATTTTCTTCTCCTACTTGGAAAAGAGTTGATTTATGCTTTGTATCTTCTGGATTAGTTACTCCCATCAAAAACTGACTTGTAATTTCTGCTGGCTTCAATGGATTCTTAACATTAAATGCAAGTTTGTTATTTGCATTTTGTATTATTACTCCTGCATCTTTATTTATAACTATTCTTGCAATATTTGTTGGGTCAGTTCTCCCAAATACTGGATTGCTTGTATCTTCATCATATTGAAAGAAGATCCCTGCTTCTGTGTCATTGCTTCCTATTCTGAATACTCCTGCTTGTGCCATTATTGCAGATTTTAAAGCTGGCATGATATCATCTTCCATAGCAGCTTGCCATTTTCCATTTTTCCATACTTTAAAGATTTTAGTACTTGGTTGATACCAAACATCCCCCTCCGCTGTTGCTGTTGGTTCCGTTTCACTAATAATTCCTTTTGCATTTATTTTATTTAATAGGTCCTCATCTATTGGAGGAACTTCTATATTTTCTATCTGGTCTTTTAATTCATTAATATTTTCTAAGTATTCTGCGTTTGTTTTCAAACTTTCTACAGTATTATATTTAAATGTTTGAACAGAAGTATCAATTTTAACCGCTGTAATTTCACTGTTAAACCCTTTTATTTTAGAAAGTGTGTGACTTATATTTGTTACTCTTGCAGGAGTGCTTATATTGTCAATTACAATTTCAACAAGGTCTCCTATCATCACAAAAGGGCAAAATAAGCTTTTAAAAGATAATTCTACTCCATCAAGACATTGTTCCTTATATTCATACTCTGCAATTTCTGTAGCAAACTGCATTTCTTGTATATATTTATTTTTATTTGATGTTGGAAAATTCTCTTGTTCTTCTGTTTCAACCTCTATATTTTTGACAATGCTTTCATTATCTTCGTACTTTACAACTGGAACTCCTTTTATTTCAAAGTTTTCTATATATAATTTAGAGGCAAAGGGATTATAAAACTTAACCTGTGCTCCACTGTTTATAAAAGATACAAAATCATAGTGAGTACCCTCTATCAGATTAACTTCTACTTTTTCAGATAATTCATTGAAATAGTAGCCTGTAGCCTTCGTTAAATTATATTGAGTAATGACATCTGTTATATACTTAATAGACATTATCTTTTTTTGATTTTCTGGAATTGTTCCAGGATCTACAGTTATTTTTTGTTTTAAATTAAAGCAAACTTGATTTTCTAAATATCTGTAATTATCAAAGTTTTTTCTTATTCCATTGTATTTAGCATAGGAATACTTTTGAGTTATACTATTTAAAATATTTGTCCTGTTAAAATGACATATTACATTTTCTAGGGGATTATATAATCCCCCTTTAATTACTATTCTGTTATTATTATCTATGTACATTCTGCCTTTTATACAGTCTATAATTGTTTCAAGTTCATCTATCCATCTATTGCCTTTAGTAAATACCATAAAAGGTATTTTTATAAGTCTTGTCTGGCTGTCTCTCACATCTTCAAAAAGAACATTTTCTGGATTTATTCCTAGTTGTTTTATGATATTAAATAATAAAGAATTGTTCTCATTATTTTGATAGTATACCCAGTTATCAAAAGCGAAAGTATCTTTTGGTACTGTTCTAGTAAATAAGTCTTTTATCTCATCGTAAACAATTACCTGTAAACTATAAACTAGCCCACTACTTAACTTTCTTTCTTGTAATTCAGCTTTTCCTCTAAGTAATATTATTTCTTCTAGTTCATGCACTGCTTTTATTTCAATAATGTCTCCCTTACTTATAAGGGAAACATCATCTAAAGCAAAGGAGGCTACAACAGATTTTATACTTTTGCTATTATTTGAATAAGAAATTGAAATATTATCTATAACATTTGTTAAAGTTGTTCCCTTTGTAATATTAATTACAACTCCATTAAACTTAAACATATCAGCTTCCATTAATGTTTTAAAATATGTTTCTGTCATGATGGTATCACCTTCCCTTGATTTTTTGCTTCTTCTAGTCCGTCTATTGTTGCTTGTTTTGCTACATCATACATAGCGTCAAATCCATATACTCCTGAGAAATGCTGTTCAATAGTTATATTGTATTCAATTCCACTATCTTGATAATATGAATTTCCAAGTGTATTATCTTCTGTAGAATTTCCACTTGCTGCATTTCCTCTGCTTAATCCCATTTTTTCAAGTTCATATTCTAAATCCTTTAAATAGTCCTGCATTAAGTCAAATCCTTGCTGTGCACTTGTTGCCTGGGATAGTTTTTCTTTTATATCATCCATGTTATAGAATTGATTCATGTATGTTTTATATACTTCACTATCTACAAAAGCTTGAATTAAGCTATCTTTTACACTTTCATATATAGAGTTGCCCAGACTTTCTTCAAATGAAGCAAAGGAATTATTATCCAGAGCCTTTGACATGGCACTTGACAACATATTTTTCATTTCATTTATTTTCTCTGAAAGTTCTGTAGCTGGTAGCATACTATCTATAAGAGAAGTTGAAAGACCTCTACTCTCTAATTGTGATCTTAAATCATTTATTACTTTTTCATAGTCTGTAGTAATTCTATCTGCTTCCAATATCTTATTGAAATTAAAATCATCCCAAAATCCATCAAAATTTAGAACACCACTTTTTTTCATATCTACAAGTTTTTCTGATATCTTTTCAAATTCTTTAGTCATATATTCATCTATTGAGCTATAAGCCACATCATATGTTATTTGTGCAGCATTATTAAGGATTTTTTTGAAATATGAACTCATTGAAGAACTAAAGTCATTTGCTTGTCCTGATGAAAGAGCCTCTACAAAAGAACTTCTTACATCTTGCATAGCTGTAACCAGAACTTGTGCATTTTTTGCCATTTCTTCAATAGTATCTTTGTAGGCTTCCGCATTTAATCCCATATCCTCAAACATTTGAGTGTATTCCTGGATAAGAGATTTATAACTTGATACATCTATTCCCTCAAAGGCATTAAGAGTTGAATTTCTGAATAATTGCTCTTGTTCCTCTCTTAACTTGTCTATTTGAGCTACATATTCATATACTCCCTCTTTCCATTCTTCAAAGTTACTGTCTACAAAATTTATACCTAATTTTTCTCTTAAGTCCCCTATTCCTGTTGTTTTCAGTTTTTCTGCAAAATCTCTTAACTGATTTTCATCCATATTGGCTATATTGGTATTAGTTATACCCATAGCTCTTAAAATATCCGCTTCATCAATATTTTGTGCCTCATATTTATCAGCAGATTTTGACTTAAAATATGATTTATATTTTGCTTTACTTTTTACAAGCCCTGTTACAGTTCCAAAGTCTTTTGTACTTGCTACCATAGCTTTAATATAGTAATCAAAATTCTTTTCTACCTTTTTTATTCCCGCTAAAGTAGTATTATTAGTAGCATACCCAAGCATACTATTGCTATAACTATTTATAGCCGTTATATTTGATTTTATAGCTTCTGTGAAAGTCAAAAGGACTTTGGTTGATTCTTCAAAAGCTTTCTTATTTTCTTCATTACTTTTCTCTATTTTTTTCTTTTTATCTTTTCCACTAAGAGAAGAAAGGGCACTACTTGCAAGACTTCCTATTCCTGCTATTCCGCTTACTGCGGTCATTATTCCAGTTAAAGAACTAAATCCATTTACCAGTCCAAGCATACTACTGCCTTTACTGAACATCCCTGTAATAGCTCCCAATCCTCCGCTAGTTTGATATTGATTCATTCCATTTCCTATAATAGAAATAGAATTTGTTATATTTCCAATAGCTTCTATGAAAGAGCTATTTAACTGTTGTCCAAGCTTTATCATGTCATTTCCAAAATTTCCCATGATATTGATTAAATCTTGTGTTGCTGTTTCTTCTTTCTTTTTCATTTCAGCCAGTTTCTTAGCTGCTTTTTCCTCTTCTACTAAGATTTTTAACTGTGAATTATATTTTTCAAAACTTTCTTTATCTGTAATACTTCCATCAGCATTGTATAATCCTACTAAAAGGTTTCTGATATTTGTTATCTTTTGTTTTAATTGTGCTTCTTCATCTAATCCTAATATTTCAGCCATTGTTGGAAATTTTGCTAAATCTTCTCTATAATCTTTAAAAAGGTTCCTTATTTTATCTTCCTTGTTCAGTTCCTCTGCTTCTTTTCTTAGTTTTTGCATTTCTGGAATCAATTTATTTGCCAGTCCATCTGCTCCCTTACCAATTAAATCTTTATAAGCCTTTTCCACATCACTAAGTTTGCTTTTCACTTGGTCAAGTTCAGAAATTCCAAGTCCTTCTGCTAATTTTGGAGCATTTGCTATGGCTTTTTTGTATTCATCCATAATTTTTGCTATTTCTTCTGAAGTATTATTTGATTTCCCCTTTGGACTTGTCTTTGTTGTTCCAAAGTGCTGATAATAAAGTTGATTTTGAAACTTTAAAAGAACTTTGGACTTGTCTTTGTTGTTCCAAAGTCCTGAATATATGCAATTGCATTTTGAATAGTCCTATCCGCTTCTTCACTGTTTAAACCTCTTAATTTTAAATCTTTTATATCTTTAAAAAGATTATTTTGCATTTCTAGTTTAACTTCAATGGATAATCCATCTTTAAATTCTTCATCAAATTTTCTTTTTATTTCAGTATATTCAACTTGTAAAGCTTTTTGAGTTTCCTCATCTGTCATAATAGGATTATTTTTAAGTGCTTCTAGTTTTTTTAGTTCTTCTTGATCTATCTGAAAAGATACTTTAAGCAATAATTCTTTATCTTCTTTTAATTGTTCTTGTATTCTTTTAAAAATTTTTAGCTTTTCAGCCGCTGAACCTGCATTTTTTTCAAGTTCTCTATATTCATTTATCAAATCTGTATACTTGATATTTTTTCCTAATTCTTGTAATTTTTTCCAATCAATACCGTTAGCAAAAGTATCTATATACTCTTGAATTTCATTCATTTCTTTTTCTAATGGTTCTCTTTTTATATCAAATTCTATTTGAACTTTTTTTAATTCAGCATTTTTTCTTATTTCTTCCAATGCTTGATTATATTCTTCTTTAGTTTTTTGAGCATTTTCTCTTAATTCGGATAATTGTTTTTCTAAATATTTTCTTCTATTTGTACTTATATTACTATAAAGTTCAGCCTCTACTTTTGCTAATTTTCCGCTTGCTTCTTCATAAGCTTTTTGATATTCTTTCAAGTCTTGGTATTGTCCTATTAAAGCTTTTTCCTCTATTTTTGTACTTTTATCTTTTACAATACCTTTTTTATTGGCTTCTATTAACTTATTTAATGCCTCTACTTGTCTTTCTATTGCCTGTGTTTGTTCTTCCCAAGTCCCTTTTGAATAATCCATAGCCTTTTTGACTGCTTCTACTTCGTTTTTGAAAGCTATGTACTTAGTAACAAGATACCCTATTCCTGCTACTACTCCACCCACTGCAAGACCTGTCAAGGCTGTTCCTAGTGCTGTTATAGCTATTTTACTTGCCATTGCAGCACTTGTTACCTCACCAAAATATTTAATAATAGGTTTCCCAATCCCATGCCCTATGCTTAAAGCTTTCATAGCTAGATATACCCCTACAATAGCTTTTCCAGTAGCTATTATTGATTCTATATTCTCTTTACTGAATGTCTTTTTAAAATCTATTTTTTTAATTTCTTCTGTAATCTCTCTTATAGTAGGAGCCAATGAATCCCCGAGTCTTATCCCTATTTCTTTTAAATTAGCAGTTATTATTTTTATTTGCTGGGATAAAGATTCCTGCATTTTTTCAAATGCTTTGTCTGTACTTCCCAACGATTCTTGCATAGCTTCTTTAAATACTCCATATCGGCTAATTGAATCTACAATAGATTGAGCCCCTTTAAAAGACCTGATATTAAATAGATCTAGCAAAGAATTTCCTGTTTTATCAGCTTGTTCTTTTAGGAGCATTAATGCCTCTCCTAAATCTCCCCCAGCCTTCATATATTCCATAAATCCCATACCTGCTGCTTTTTTAAAAGCCTTACTTGCTTCTGTAGAACTCTTTGAAAGTTCTGTAAACATTGCATTTAAAGCTGTTGCACTTTCTGCGGTTCCTATACCATCGCTTGTTAAAAGTGCTATTGCTGTGGAAAGAGCTTCAAAGGATACCCCTACACTTGAAGCTGTTGGTATTACATTTCCCAGTGAGGTAGCCAGTAAATCTACAGTAGTTTTTCCTTTGTTTTGAGTTTGTATAAGTAAATCTGATATTTTTATTGCATCTTCCGCTTTCATTTTATAAGCATTTATAACAGTAGTTAGGACATCAACCGCATTTGTAGTAGTTGTAAATCCACCAACTGCCAGTTTATTTGCAGTTGCTAAAACTTCATATTTCCCTGCTACATCACCTATTGCTGATACAGTTTGATATAAGGCTTCTGTTAAATCATTTACAGATGTTCCTGTTTCTGTTGCAAGGTTTCTGACATGGTCTGAAATAGTTTCAAAACTGTCATTACTGATTGTTTGGACTTTCTTTATTTGCTTTTCCAAATCAACAAAAGCTTTATTTGAAGTTAATGCAGCAGCTACTATTACAGCCCCTATATTTCTTAAAACATTTTTAACATCATTATAAGTAGTAGTTAATTTATTTTTTAATTCTTCTACCTTCGCTTTTTGTTTATCTATGCTTTCAGATACTGCTTTTTCAGCTTCTTTAACAGTCATTCCAAGCTTACTATAGTCAACATCTTTTAAGGCTTCTTTTATCCTTTTAGATTCTTGCAATGCTGTTTCAGCCATGCTTTTAAGTTCTTTAGTACTCAGTCCAGTTGCTTTTGATAACTGTTCAAAATATTTACTGGCATTATCCTGGATAGATACTTTCATCAATAATTCATTTGTTGCCATTTCTCACCTCACTTCCTCCCTTTGCCTTTATTCTTTTTCTCTCTTTTATTTTTCTCACTAATAGCCTCATTTAAACAATCTCTAATTAGTTCTAACATTTCTATCATATAGGCTGGATGATTATCATATCCTAAAGCTTCTCCTAAAGGAAGAAAGGCAATTTCTAAATAGCTTGACATTGGAGGATATTTTAAATATCTTCTATATCTTTTTATTTCTTCAAAAGCTTCATTCATTTTTTTAAAAGAAGGGTCAATTTTACTGACCCTCCAATCATTTATCAAAAACTCACAAGCTTTGAAGATTACTGCTTTTTTTCTTCCTTTTCCTCTTCTTTTTCTTTTAATCCATTAATACCATTCAATTCATCCAAAACTTTGTATAAATTTTCTGTATTATATACAACTTTTTCTAAAACATCTGCTTTTAATTCTCCCTGCCCTGAATATATTTCAACTCCATTTTCAACTATTTTTTTTAGCTGTTTGCATAGTAAAAAACATTCTGCTGTATTTTCAAATGGAATGTCTTTTGTAGACATCACCATTCCACCTTTTTCATTCAATTGTATATCAAGTATTCCTGATATTTTTTTATGTCTTAACTTAGTACCAAAATTCATTATAGTTTCAAATTCTACATATGTTTTTTCATTTCCTATTTTTTTTATCATTTTTATTTCCTCCATTCAATTTCATTAATTAGTCTAAAGTTCCAAAAAGATATGACATAGGTGTTCCAGCTGCTATATCGTAAGCAATATCCATTTCCTGTGTCATTCCTCCACCTGCATTTTTATCAGTCATTTCTACATTAGTTACATTCATATTAGGTATTTTGATATAAACAATATTAGCTCCTGAATTATAGCTTTCTGCCATTTTTACCAATAGAGAGACTTTGTCATTATCCATAAGAGCTTCTATTCCTTCTTTGAATTTTGCCTTATTATAAGCATTTAAAGTTATTGTTGCTGTGGATTCTATAAATCCATTTCTTGTGATTTTTGTAGCGTCTCTGCTCCCTAAACCATATTTTTGTTCAAGATTGTTATTTATAGATATTGAAACACTTTGAGTTTCTGCTGAAACATCTGTAGTTCCCATTATTAAATTAGATGTAACACAAGTTAGTAAATTCTCTATATCAGAAATGGCAGTTCCTGAATGAGTTATAGTATCTTTATATTCAAAAGCATATCCAACCACATCCGCTGTAAGCTTGCAATATGCCCCTTGAGCAGTTTCAAGAGTCACATTATTAAGTTGGCACCCTGTCATTATTCTTTCTTCATTATCCTCTAAGTTCTGTTCTATCAAAGTATAAAATTTTTCAATTTTTCCACTTGTATTTGCTTTGGCTATATCTGTTATGGTTACCCCTGTTACTGTATCAGTATCGGTTTTCACTGTATATCCAAAGGCTGGTAGTAAATTTTTTAATGTTTCTATTGTTAATTCAAAAGCTATGTTTCCTGTTGCTCCTGCTGTTGATACAAAAGATTTTCCTTTGTAAGCTGATCCTGTAAATGCTTCTGAATCTGTTTTTCCAAAGTTGGGAGTTAAATTTATTTCAGTTGCATTCTGATAGGCTACAAAAGATGTTGCCATTGTTTTTTCATCTGTTTGTTCTCCAATCAAAAGTTTTATATTCAATTTTTTTCCTCCTTTATTTCCTTATTTTTGCTGTTACTTCAAAGGTAGCTATCCAAACATCATATGTGATATTCTCTGCTATTTCATTATTGATTGTTGTTCTTACATTTTGTGATAATATTTGTGTATCAAGGCTTATTAATTCTTTACTAAAAATTGTTTCAAGTATTTGCTGCCTTTCTTCAAGAAATTTCTTTAAAGGCTCTTCTCCTGCTTTGGACTTTATCAAAAAATGAACATTGTAAGAAAAATCTGGATTGTCTACTCGCAAAGCAGGGGATAACCCCTGACTTTCCAAGTAATCCCCCATAGGAGAAATGACAATTTGATTTACAAATGCTTTTTCCAGCAAATTTCTTTCTACAAACCCTACTGTAACTTTATATTTAAAGTTATTTTCTAATAACTCTTTTATTTTATACAGTACCTCATAAGGATTTGGAATTTTCTTTTTCTCATCCATTAAAAATCATCATCCCCTTTGAACTTTTCTCTTCTGTTTTATTATTTTTTTTTCTTTCTTGCAGTCCTGTAATAGCTTTGTAAAAGTCTTTTTGCTTGGTCTGGGCTATTATTTCATTCCCTGCACAAGCATAGATTTTATACTCTGCGTAAAGCTCTTTTAATACATTCATTTCTTTTTCTGTGAGATCATCAGGAGATTTCAAACCACTCATAGTGATGAGTTATTCTCCCTCATTCTCATAAGAATGTAAATTATTCTCTGCTATTTCCCTTGTTCCAAATTCTTCAATAAAATATGCTTGAACTCTTTCACTTAATTCCTCAAAAGTCATAAACTACTCCTTATAGTCCAGTTACTTTATAAGTTTTAATATATCCTGAATTTACTATAATAGGACAGTATGCAGATTCTATAAGAGTTTTTGACTCTCCTGTTTCTGGGTCTGCTGGTAATTCTCTCAATAATTCTGTTACTGCTTCCATCATAGAAACACCATTTAAAACATTTACTACTCCTGCATAAGCTGGAAGAAAAGCAGCTGTATTATAAAACATAATTTCATCATCTGTATTTATTGGATCTCCTTTAACATCATAAGCTGGTCCAAACAGTGTGAAAGTTTTTCCCATAACTTTAATACTCATTTCTTCCTGTCCATCTTCTGCTTTATTTATAGTTATTTGAGCTTTTCCCATAATTTCATTAGATGATGGATTATATAACTCTCTTAGGAAGTTAAATATATTTGCTCCTATTAAAATTTCAGTTACTGGTGCATTAGTAGTTTTAACGAAATCATTCATTTCATCTATTAACCATTTTTCAAATTTTTCTAAAGTTGCTTTAGTAACAGTTTTAGCAGTTGGGTAAGTATATGTTACTTTGTTATTAGTTTGTTTTGACATATATGTCCCTTTTAAGAATACTGAAGCTGATATAGCTTCTTTTGTTGTAAGCAATGATACTTTTAATTTTTCAACTCTTCTGTCTTGTTCATATTGTCTATTATCAACTTTCATCCCGTTGATAAATACATATTGTCCTGGTTGTCTATTTAGCATATCTCCTGCTTTAAAAGGTACACTATCTTTTAATACTTCTGGTGTTACAGATTTTATAACACTACCATTAAGCATTGTTACTGGAAATTTATCTCCTCTTCTTAAAATATGAGCTTGTCTTACATATTTTTCTATTTCTTCATAAGCTATAGTTTCCATATTTGTTATATAAGGCATTTTATTTGATAAAATTCTTCTTAAATAAAAAGTAGTAACAACTGGTTTAGCTGCTCCATATACTCCTAATAGTGCTATTTGTTGTGCATTTAACATTATTCATCAACTCCCCTTAATATAATTCCCATTTTCATTAATTCAAGTATTTGTGGGTAATCAGTTACTGTGATTCCATTTACTTTTCCTATATTTATCTCAGATATTGGCATTGCTACTGTTACACTTCCTGCCTCTGTTGTTGCATCACATACTGAAAGAGCTACCGAAAAAGCCTCATCTCCTGATGTATATTTTTCTACTGTTCCAGTTGTTGTATCATAAGTAAGAATATCACCCTCATTTATAACTCCTGCTCCTGAAGCAACTGGCATATTTAGCCCTAACGGACCTGATATTTTTAAAATATCTCTTTCAAATGTTTTAAGTGTTTTTGTTAATTCCATTTTTATACCCCCTTATTGTATGCTGCAAATCTTTCTTCTGGTGTTATAGTTGTTTCTCCATTTTCTGCCCCAAACTCCATTTTTTCCACTTCACTTTCAAAGTTTGCTCCATCTGGCATTGCTACAAATTCTTTTTCAAATTTTTCAAATTGTGATATTTTTTCTGTTTCTGAAAATTCAATGATTGTTGCTCTTTCTGCTGCTGCCTTTTCTATTGCAAATTCTATTGCAGGTTGAAGAACTGGAATTACTTTTTTCTTTGATAATTCTATTAAAGCCTTTTTCTTGGCTTCAAATTCCATTTCATTTTTAACTTGTTCTCTTATTTCTTCTATTGTCAATTCTTTTTCAGGAGTACTTTGAATGGCTTCTATTTTTGCCCACTCCATTAATTTTCTCATGCCTTTTCTTTCTTCATCAGAGACAGTTGCTACAAGATCATTTATAATTTCCGCTCTATCTCCTAAAGAAAATTCTGTTAATGCTTTTTTAATTTCTTCTTTTGTTACTGTCACTTTTTCTCCTCCTTTTACTTCAAATTCTTTATATTTCCCTGTATAAACTACTTTCTTTTCTTCTGCTTGGAATTCTGCTGTTGCCACTGCTGGCTCTACTCCCAAAGGTAGTAAAGCTATACTGCCCAAAGAATCTTTTGTGGCATCTATTTCAACGGATATCCCATTGAACACACCATCTTCATGGTAAAGTTGTCCTTTTTCATTTAGTTCTACATCAGCATAAACAGCCAGATTTTCTCCTGTTTTCTCAAAAGAAAAATTATTAAACTTTCCAAGTTCTAAAGGATTTTTTCCTTTGTTTTGCCACTTGGAACTATGTATATATATTCCTGGTACTTCTCCTGCATTTTCAAATACTCTTTTTGTTCTTTCTTCTGAAAATTCTCCCTGCGGAAAACTACCACTTTCAAAAACTTTTACTCTTTTCTTTGCCACTATCTCACCTCCTGCTATTTATTTATATATAATTCTTTTATCCAGCCATTATATTTCTCTGTCATTCTTTGATTAATTCCCATGAATCGCCTCGCTGGAATTGTAATCTGTTTCTTTAAAAGATATAGAGTTTTTAAATTTACTCCATTTTTTTGAGCTATAAATAAATTTCCTGTTCTTTTACTCTTAAAAATAAAAGTATCTTGAAAACTTCTGGCACTTTTCCCTTTAGCTTCTCTTGCTATCGGAATTGTTAAATATTTCTTTTTTGCTCTTATAACTCCACCATAATTGTGGATCCTTGCATATCTTATATTCGTTCCTACTTGTGCTACTTTGTTATCATATTTGATTTGAAAGCTTTGCCTCAACAATCCAGTATCTTCAAGAGTTTTTCCACCTCTAAGGCTTGGTTTCCACTTTATTCCCTCTGGTGTTTCTCCGTTTCTGAATCTCAATTCAACTTCACTTCTCATGTCTCTTGCTATTCTATTTGTTATCTGTGATGGCTTCCCTACAAGCTTTTTAAGCATTGGGGTAAGTCCATCTTTTATTTTATAGTTTCCCATAAGCTTTACCCTATTATTACGGCTTTAACTGCATTTGTGGTTGGAGCTTTGGAAAAGCTAACCTTTAAAGAATTTTCATCCAATATTTCTACCTCTGCAAATACTGTCTTTTTTCCTTCATAAAGGGAAACTGTAATATCTTCTGTATTTAAATTGTGAGTTATCGTATAACCTGTTGCAGAGCCATCACCTACATTTTCAATATATTTTTGAATTCCTGATACTCCACCAGTTCCAACTGCTAACCAACTTGTACCATCACAATATTTGAAACTCTTTGATGTTGTATTATATATAAATCTTCCTGCGGTTTTCTCCACAGGGTCACTAGCCACATTTTCAGCTACAATGTTTATAGCTTGATTCCCATCTAAATTAATATTCACTCCATATTTTAATTCTGGCATTTATAATCACCTCCCATTAATTTAATATTGCTTTTCCTGTTTCATTTTTATTAAATCTTATTATTACTTGGTTTTTATTCATGTATTCTATTTCTCCTACTATTACAATATTGTTATCTACAATAATTACAGATGGATATTTATCTAAATCATGATTTATTATCCAGGTATTTTTAGCTTCTGTTTGTTCATGGATATAATTTTTGTCACTCCCCCCGCCCTCCTCTCCACCTAAGTAAACAACTCCAAATTTAACTTTAAAATTCATATTATCCTCCAAGTAATGCGTGTACTGTACTTTTTAATGTTTCACTAATAAGTACAGTTCCATTATTTAATGTTACTTTTAATTGAATGAATATAGGCTCTGGCTTTGGTACTCTCGTTTTCCCATCTCCATTTTGTTCAAAAAGCAAAGTATCATTTTCACTTAAAGTACAAGTAATCATTTGATTTTTATATTGCATATCACCTTTACTTTTTTTGATATTGACCTTTTCACTCTCTATTGTTATTTCACAGTCTTTTATTTCACTTGCTGTATCTTTTATATCTGTTTCAAAAGTCAATGTAGGAGTACTTCCTCTAACAATCATTTTTTACCCTCCATAAATTCAGCTATTTCAAGTTTTAACTGAATTAATTTCTTTTCTTTAACTTTTATATCCCTTTCTCTTTCTTTTATATCTATAGGTGGTCTTGCAAAGTCTCCTATTTCTTTCTCTATCTCTTTAAGCTCTTTTTTCTTAGACTTTAATATTTCCAGTCCTAATTCTTTTATTTTGTCTGCTCCTAGCTCTATAACACTACTACGGCAATTAAAATGGTTAGGAGGATAAATTAAAGCCCAAATAGGATCACTCTTTTTATATACCTTGCCTGAATATGTCCTGCAAAAATCTGTTTGCCTTTCATCTTCTACTCCATCAAATAGGAGATAAGAAAAATACTCATCATCATCTTGCATTTGCTGTTCATATCTTCCTGACTGATAAGCATTTACCATATTTTGCCTGAAAACTAAATGAGAATACCAGCCATCTTCTCCAAGTCCAGCCTTATCTGCTATATCAGAAATATCTTGTTTCCATTCCTGATATGTGCCTCCATTTTCAAGAGTTTTTTTCAAGCTTTCTAAAACTCTTTTAGTGGCTTCTAGCTCTGTACTTCTTTTAATATAAAAGAAAGTGTCTTTTGTAGAATTAATAATATCATCTAATTTCTCATAAAGAATGGGAGCTTTTTTCACAAAATAATTGATAGCCTCATTAAATTTCATATTAAATGGATCAAATTCCTCTTGGAACTCTTTATTGCCTCTTTGATTTAAACTGTCTGTATAACCAAATAAGAAAGTTTTAATATACATTTCTTCCATGATATTTATATCAAGATTCAAGTTTTCTGATAAAATATCCGTTTCCAGCCATTTTTTTACATTTTTTTGGATATTTTTTACGAATTCTTGTAGTTTTATTTCACTATCTGTCATTCTTTTATCAAAAATATTTTTTACATTATCAATCAGGATTTTTTTTTTATCCTTTTTAGCAAATTCAACCACAGATTTTTCTATCTCTGTTATATATTTCTGTTCTATTCCTAAAGCAGAAGAAATATATTCTGTAGTAAGTCCTATTCCTGCTTGATTAAGCTTTAGAATGTTATCTATTTTTACAGTATTTAGTTGACTTTCTTTAGTTTCAAATTCAATTTCCTTATCTCTGTCTTTTTTAGTTTCCAATTTGAAATAGAATTCTTTTGGATCATATCCAAAATATCGTCCATCAAATTCAAGTAATTGTTGCATGCTGTCACTAATGAAAGAGCAACATTCTTCCACCACTTCTTCAAAACTCTCCTTGTGAATCTGCCCCAAAGAATAAGAACCAGAACCATTCCCTGATTCCATTGTTAAAGTTCCACCAAGAATATTTTGAATAAGTCTTTCCTTTTCTCTATCTTCTAGCTTTGTATAAACTTCTGTGTCAAGATCAGATAAAGTCAATATGTATAAGTTATCTTTCAACTTACCATCATCTGTTGGGATTGCTATTGCAGTTTTCCCCCCTTGCATTTTTTTGATATCTTCTGCTTTTTTTCTTACATCTTCTTCATCTTCTGCTGTGTCATATCCAAAGAAAATAATAGTATCTCCATATTTTTGAGCTAAACCTCTTAATTGAGCTCTAAACATTTCTTTGTCAAGAAAACATTTTCTCAATCCAGTAAAAATGGATTTACCTGTCTTTTCTGCTACATTCCATTCATGAATGGACAAAAGAAATTTTTCATAGTTTATTTCTTTTTCTTCTGTTCCTGCTCTGATTACCCATTTTTTATTTAAAGTATCATAGAGAACATATTTTTCTGGTATAAATACAAGGCTATTCAAAGAATAATCAGGATTATATACTTTTTCAAAACAGCTGTAGCCATAGTATCTGGCTCTTAAAAAGTATTTAAAAATTCTATTGAACTTGACATTATTGAATCTTTCTTGAATTTGATCTATAAGTTTTCTATTTTTTTCATCATCAGACCATATTATTAATTCTTTTCCTGCTACTGCTCTTTCTATCTTTTTTATAGCTGTATCAACGTCTGTGTCTTTCAAAATTTTATCTATATCATCAAAATTTAAGTCTTTTTCATCAATATACACTTCTGAAAATAGCTTTGTTGTAAATTGTAAGGTTAGCTCTGGACTTGCTTTTTTAATATTTTCTGTCTCTTTTTTTCTTTTAAAAAACTCAAACAATTTTTTTCACCTCCTTTTTTATGCTCCAATTATTCCACTTCCTTGTCTTTCTGGTCTGTCATACATTTTAATAAATGTATTGAAGAAATATCTATCTGCGTCCATATGGTGATCGTTTTCTTTTATTGGTTCCTCTTCGCCTCTCTCTGCTCTTTTCTCATTCCATCTATATGAATAAGTTTCTTTTTTAGTTTCTATACATTCGTTAGATATTAGATATCTTCCAGAGCTTATATATGATTGAACAAGAGGAATACCTGCTATATCATCTTTTTCACCTTTAACTGCATTTCTTGCTCTTTTTACATAAATACCTTTACTTTTCAAAGCTACTATAAAACTGGCTGCACTTGGGTCAAAAGTTATATTTTTAACTTTTCCATATTCATTTTCAAGATTTTCTTTCCATTTCACAAATTCATTTGCATATTCTTCATCACTTTTAGGATTTTCAGTTTCTCTTCCTGAATGATGAAATTCGCTTATTTTATAGACATATTTTTTTCTCTTTATATGTTTTACTCCATAAAATCCCCATGCCATTGGGTTATATGTTCCGTAGTCTCCTGCTATGTAGTACTCATCACATTTAGGAATTTTTTCTTTATCTATAAAATTCTTATCACTAACTTGATATATCAGCCCTTCGGCTGCTACCCATAGACCTTCTATATATCTTTGGTAGAAAGTTCCTGTGTATAAGCTTCTGTATTGAGATTTTTTATCCTCTGAAAGTGTAGGATTATCATTCATATCAAAGTGGAGATAAAGAAAGTTCTTTTCTTCTGCTTTGTCTATAAAATCAATTTTAAAATAGTGATGTGGTGTTCCTGGATTACACGTGAACCAGTATTTAGAATTTTCTACAGAACATCTAGCTAAACATTGGTCTACAAAGGACTTTGGCATTAAAACAACTTCATCAAGGTAAGCTCCAGCAAGGGTTATTCCTTGAATAAGATCCTGAGAGCTTTCATCCTTCCCGCCAAATATATAATAATAATTAGTAGTTTGTTTTTTAGTTATTACAAGGCAATTTTCTGATCTCTTGTCTTTTACTTTATAACCTCTTTTTTTAGCTATTTGTTTTAAATCCTTAACAATATTTCTTCTAAATGCACTAATTGTTTTTCCACAAAGGCCAAAGTTTCTATTATTAAATGTAGACATACTCCATTCCAAAAAAGAAAGTGAAACAGATAATGTCTTTCCACTTCTTATACTTCCATCACAGATTAGTCCAGCCTTATCTTTTACTGGGCTTCCTTCTCTCCACCATGTCAAAACTTTTTTTTGTTTTGTAGATGGTTCCATCATTACAAAAGTATCAAGTATCTTTCTAACTTCTCTTTTTTTCCTTATTTTTTCTATGGATTCTTTTATTTTCTGGTGCGTTGACTGCATTGTTCTTCTCATTTCCACACCTCATTAGTCCATTCATTAAGGTCCTTATCAAATTGTTCTGTATCTTCTTCTACTTCTCCGTTTTCTGTCTTATTACACTCTAGTTCCAGCCTTTTTAATTCTGCATTAATGATAAACTTTTCTTTTTCAAACTGCATTTGTATTTTTTTCATTTCTATATCTGCTAGTTTATCTGGGGATATTACCCCTAATAACTTGGCTTCTCCATCTAAACTATTGTTTATTGTATCTATTAAGGCTTTATAGCCCAACATACAATCTTTATCAACAAATTCCCCAGCTTGTTTAAGTGCCTTTTTCCGCACATATTCAAGATGAGTTATACTTTCAATTCTATTTTGTAAATGCTGTTCTAGCTTTTCATCTTTGACTTTTTCATATAAATTGTTAAGAAAATTTATTCTTTTTTCTATCCAATTTTCTTTTCGGCTGTACTCTCCTATAGTGCTTACTGGCAATCCGACTTTTTTCGAAGCTTCTTTGATAGTTCCACCACTCACAACTATGGTTTCTGCCTGCTTTATGAGACTTTTTTTATTTGTAGTACTACACTTTTTATTTTGTTGTACTACATTCTTTTTTTCTGTTGTACTACATTTCCAATTATCTCTTATTTTCCATGTAGCTATTTTTTTCTCATCTACTCCAAGAATATTTGCTATTTCTCTATTTGTAATATTTTTATTATTTAAATAAAGTTCTTTTGCTTTATCTCTTGCTGGGTCTCTGTTCCTTGCCACATCACCACCTCATACCTTATATTTAAAAGACCTCTATATAGTGATATAAATAAACATCTATACGACCTGTTATAAAACAATAGAGGTACTGATCTTCCTAATTTCTACCCTCAAAAATATTAAGAGTATAAATTAAGCTCCCTCGTGTAAGGGAAAGGGTATTTCTTATTTTTTCCATATAAACAAAAAAGGTGGACTAGAAAAACTACAGACTTTTATCTGTAATTAATCTAACCCACCACTTACGGTTGTAAATTAGCTGTTCTATTCAATTTATTTATATTTTACTATATTTAGTCTCATTTTACAAGAGGAGACAGAACTATTTAACTTTTATTTCTATACTTCCACCATTGTTTTTTTCTAATTCTAAAGATGGTAGCTTTTCTTTTGATGCATCATAACCTTTTTCTTTAAAATCAAAAAACTTACTTCCTACTGTATTTTTCTTTAAATTCGCTACTCCTGCTATTTCTTCGTAAATTTTTTCTAACTTTTCAATGATACACATTTTGTGTTCTTCCAATATTTTAGCTTGGTCTGCTCTGTCGTGAATTCTTTTCAAAGCCCAGTCCTTATTTTCTGGTAATAAAGAAATTTCATCTTTCCTTTTTCCGAAGAATGCATCAGCTAAAACATCTTTTGCTTTTAATTTAAATTCAATTAAGTTTTCTCTGATTTCTTCCCTGCATTGTTGTGATTTTATTCCAGTTAGCCATAATGGAAGATAGGAAATTTCAAGTGTTAAAGTTTCTTGAATTCCACTATCTGAAGGTATGTGTATTTTACACATACCTCTTACTAATGTTTCATCTCTTTTGATTCTTTGATACTGTCCATTGAAATCTACACCTAAAAATTCACAAAACTTTTTCAAAGGAGTATAAATCTTCCTATCCTTTAAAATTCCTACAAGCAATGCTTCATTGAAATTAACTTCCTTGATGACCAAGTCTGGAATAAGTGTTCTAGCTTTTTCAATAGTTTCTTTCTTACCTGATTCCAAACTTTTTATTTCTTCTAAAAGCTCTTTTTCTACTTCTAACTCAGTCTTTTTCATGCTCTGCCACCTCTAATTCTCCAAGCTATTTCTAAAGCTTTGTTATAACTTTCGGCGTAGAATGGTTGCTCAATCCCTTTTAATGTTACTTCAAATAATCCATTGTTACATTTTTTAATCCTCATGATTTTACTTCCTATTGTAATTTTAGGAGATATGAGGTATAATATCATTGTTCAGGTGGTATTATACCGCTTCTCCCTTAGGAACTATAAAAGGTTTTTAGGGGAGTTTTTTATTTCTTTTTACGGATTATAAGTTGTTCATTCTCTTTATCAAAGATAAGTTCAATAGCTTTATCTTCTTTAGTGATTCCCAACTCTCTTAACCATGGTTTTGGAAGTGTAATTCTTGTAGCTTCTCCTCCATTACCTGCTTTGTAAAAAGAAACATTTAAATCTCTTTTTTCCATAGTTTCTCCTTTTGGTAGTCCCTTATCATTATAATACTACATAAGGGACTACCTGTCAAGTTTATTTTATAATCTTTTAGTGTTAGTGATTGTAACTTCTTCTACTGCCCCATTTCTATTTTTTTTTATATTTATGAAACAGCTTGTTACCTCTTTGTCTTTCATAGCTGTCACTACTTTATTTATTTTATTAATCAATGCTTTGTCCAATTTATCCATATTCTCCCTCATTTTTCACAATTATATTTCATTTTATCACTTCTCCATTAATTCTGGATTTTCATATATGTTTCCTATAATTTCCATTTTTTCTGTGTTTGATATTCCATTTTCTATAATTGGCAGTAAATATTTAAAAATATCTTTTGCTAAAAAATAGAATCCTTCTGTTTCAACTATACATTTTTTCCCATCTATTGCAACAATATTTTTTTTGAACTTCCCATATTTACATACAAGAGTTCTTTCAAAAGTATTTTCAATTTTTATTTTTAAAATATCTCCTTCATAAATTGGAGTTTTATTTTTATCTACCCATGAAGTTTTTCTCATTACAACATAATTACTATTTAGAAATGGGATAGGATCAGAACTACAATATAATTCCCCATTTGGTAAAATATGTAATCCACCATTATAATCAAGAACAGGATACATTTGATTGTGTCTTATTCCATTTATCTTTTTTACCCATATTCTATATTCTAGTTTATTTTTTGCCATTCTCAACCTCCATTATTTCACATATCAATCTAGGATTTTTTTCATCTTTTCCAATTACTTCTATTTCATTCTTTGTATAGTGTTCAACATTATCATTTTCAATTATTCCCGCCTCTTGTAAAGCATCCATTAAATATTTGTCTAAAACTGCTACTATATTCATTAAGTCACTTTTAGAATTTCTATAATATAAAGTATATTTTACTTTTATTTTTCCTTTTAATTTTGGTCTGGGTCTTTTAAACATAGATATTATAAACTGGGTATAATACCTTTTTATTGATGATTCAGTGTAAAAATGTACATTTCTATACCAGTTCATCCCTATTAATTGTTCCTCTCCCTTTACATAATGATAAATTGGTAATACTATCTTTATACTCATTTTTATTTATTTGCTCCTTTATTATAAGTTTTATAAGACACTCATTAAAAAATGAATGTCCTAAAAATCTATAATTTATTATCTTGAAATTTGTCTTTTATATTCTTCTTTAGATATACTTTCATTTGCAAAGTTAAAAAGGTCTAAAGGAGTTATTTTAAATAGTTCACTTAATAGAGGTACTGGCACTGTATTATATATTGTTTTTTCTTCCCCTGTATCTCTATCTATTCCCATATAATTTACTCCAAATAAATCATATTTGGCTTGATCTGTTTCTACTTCTGGGCTTATTTTATTATAAATATATACAGCATCCATATACCTATTTTCTTGATATCTTTTTAAAAATGCCTTTACCTTTCCAATAAATGGATTATTTTCTATTGGTAATAAATCTATATCAAATACTTTCTCAAAAAAATTTATTTTCTCATTTTCTTTCTCTGGAATTTTATCTTCTATTCCAAATTCTTCTATCATTATATTCAATGCTTCCTCTGGTACTATCTGCTTATATGCTTCTGTTATCTCTTTTAATATAATTTCCAGTATTTCATTTACTTTTTCTTTTGTTTTAGCATTAGAAGCAATTATTTTCCCTTTTATCTTTTCTATTATTAGTTTTTTATCTGGAAGTATTTTCCCGTTTTCCTCTTTAAAAAGATATGGGATTTCTTGCCCTTTTGCATAAATTAAAGCTGGAAATCCTGCCACTTCCAATGTTATATCCAGTTTTGAATTTGCTCCATCTACTTGTCCTGTAATTTTTAAATTTTTAAATGTTCCCATCATTAAATCCTCCAAATTAAATTATATATTCGCTTTAAATCATCTTATTTTTTCTTCCAAAAAAGAAAAGGATCATACCATTTTCTATTTTTTAGTTCTTTTATTACTGCAAGTAAAATATCAATTTTTTCTACTAATTGCATATTACGATTTTTATATTCCTCAATCTCTTTTTCTCTTTTTCCCAGCGTTATTTGAGAAGCTCTTATTTCTGCGTTTTTCTCTTTTATCTCTTTTTCAAGCTTTTCTATTTTTTCTATATTAGCTGCTATTGTCTTATTTTCAGCCTGAATAGTTCCTTCCATGAATTGATTGCTTTCTTGTAGATCTTTTATTTCTATTTTTAGTTCTCCTATTTTTTTATCTTTAGCAACTATTTCTTTTGTATAATCTGCTTTTGCATTTTCTAGTTTTATTTTTTCTTTTTGTAACTCCGTGATCTGATTATTTCTATCAGCTAATTCTCTTTTAAGTTTTTCAATATTTGCTCTTGTTTCTGTCTCTACTTCTTTTCTATATTTTACTCTGTTTAAGGCTGCTATTTCCTCCTTGCACTCTTCCTTTTTCATAAAATTAGTATCTTTTATCACTGTTCCTGTTTCTGCTGCCAATTCTCTTAACTGATGTCTTAAAAAATCTGCCTCTCCATGAAAATTTCTTTCTTTTTTTGCCATTTTGTTTCCTCCTTATATTTTATGGATTATATCCAGTTTATTGATTAATAAAAATATGAAAATAATTTTCTTAAAAGCCCTTTTTCTCTATTGAATTTAGTTCTGTTGAGCTTCTCCAATATTTCCCTGCATTCTGCTTTTGTTAATCTTCCACTATTTTTTATTTCAATTTTTAATTCTGCTGCTAATTTTCTCACTTCTACTCTTAAAAAATCTGTTTCACTATAAAACTTTCTTTTTCTCTCTTGTGGCATTATTGTTTTTTGTTCCATCATTTTTCCTCCTTCTCAATCCCTTGAAATACAATCATATGTTTATTGATTATAAAATGATTTCTTTCAAATTTTTTATCCATTTTTTTTATATTTTTTAATATAAAATTTTCTTCTTTCTTTGAAAATTCATATTCATTAAAACAAATTCCAACAAAAATGTTTTTATTTTCTGCATTTAAAATTACTTTGCTCTTTATAGTTATTTTTTTCTGTATCTTATTAAAAATTTGAATTGCAAAAAGTGTTGGTTCTATATTCATATTATTTCAAATCCTCCTATATTCTCTTTCACTATTTTTTCTATTTCTTCAATAGGACAGTCTATAGATAGGTTTTTATAAAATTCTTTTTTATACTTTATCCCTGTTTCTCCTGCTCTCTCTACTACATAGAGGCTATAATATTCAATATCACCTATTTTCATCAAGTGGAGAAAAGTAAAATGTTTCTTTCCTTTATATTTTTTTAATATTTCACTTTTAAACTGCACTTTTAAGTCCATCTATTCCCTCTTTTTCAAATTTCTTTTCTAGGTCTAAAATAGAATAATCAGCCCTAAATTTTCTATATGTTTTTGAATCCCATTCTTTTAACTTTTCCCAGTATTTTGGATATTCTTTATAAATAACTTTTAGTTCTTTAAGATTTTTAAGAGGACAGCACCAACAAGATACTCTATCAAATTTTTTATATAGTCCATCCCAGTCAAAGCTTTTATTATAGCAATATTCAAGAGCTTCTTTTTCAATTACTCCCCATTCTGCCAAAGGATACTTTATATTTTTTTCTCTGTTTTTTACAAGTCTCTTTGTTTCATCTGCTGCTATTCCGTGATATTCTATAATTTCAATGTTTTTATATTTCTCTTTTAAATATCTATTCATTACTTGCTTTTTTAGATATTGAGTGCACCATCTATTTCTAAAATCAGCCCAGCTATATCCTTTCTGCCCTTTATTTTTTCCCTTTTTCTTCTCATAATCAAACATCATAAATTCATAGCTGTTTTCTGCTTTAAGCTTTGTTATAGGTCTATTTATATACTTTTCTATTTTTTCAATATGCTTGTACATTTCAGTAAATTCAACACCTGTATCAAGAAAAATTATTTCATCTATCCATATTTCCTTTTCAATCATCATAAGAAGCATGGCTGTACTGTCTTTGCCTCCTGAAAAACTAACTATACGTTTCATCATCCCACCTCTTTTTCTTCCAAATATTTTTCAATGACTTCATATATACTTTCTGTCCTTGCCATTATTTTATAAATATTATCTGGATATTTTTCTTTAGCGATTATTTCTGCTTCTTTTTCTATGTAATTTTTTTCATGTTCTGGAAGAGTTTCAAGAATTTCTTTTAACTTCTCCTTTTCATCAATAGCTCTATCCCTTTTTTCCTTATTTTCAAGATTTTTTTCTATCACTTCTTTTGCCTTTTTTTCAGAAAAAGTATTTGTTTTTACAGGAAGAACATCAGATTTTTTATTTTCTATAATCCAATTTTCTTTTAAAGCTTGGTATATAGCTCCTTCTTCCCATCTTTTAATTACAGCTACTGTTAATACTGCTTTTATTCTTTCTAAGTCTATATGTTTAGAATAGACAAGGTCCATAATATTTTTACAAGTACCTATGCTTATTCCATGCATTTGTAAAGTAGATTTTATTTGCCTAATTTTTTCTTTTTCTAAATCTTCAAAAGAACTACTACTACTTTTTTCATCTTCTAAATCAGGAGTTTCCTCTATCTTATTTATATTATCTAACTTAGTAGTAGTTCTTTCTAAGTTATTCTTATTAAAGTTATTCTTATTAGCGTACAGCAAGTCTGTACTACTGTTGGTACAGATCTCTGTACTAATGGTAGTACAATCTTCTATACTACTGTTGGTACAACTTTCTGTACTAGTACACTCTTCTGTACTTCTGACCTTTAGATAATATATGCTACTAGAACTAAAACATCTAACTTTTTCAATTAAATTGAATTTTTCTAAGTCCTTTATATTATTTGAAACAGTTGTCCTGCTAGTGCATTTCAAATCCTCCATAAGCTCTTCATATGAATATTTGATATATACTTCACCTTTTGCATCTATTCATTTGTTTCTAGCCGACAATCTGGTTCTTTCGTACATCAAAACATAAGTTTTAAAAGCTCCTATAGATATTTTTCCTTCAATTAACAGGTCCATAAGCCATTTAGGTACTTGATAATATAACATACTATCTAAATCATTAGCTTTTATGCTTCTCATTTTCTTCCTCCCTTTGAGGAGTTGCCACGCTCCTCTCTTTTTTATTTTGTAACTGTCCACCATTCTAAAACTCTATGAGCGTGGCTTTGGAATGATGAACAGATATAAAATAAAAACTTGATTTTTAATTTTTGGTATGTTAGGATACTTTTATCAGGTTGAAAAGGACATTTTCAATTTTGATCACCTATGATGCAGCCCCTTTTATTAGGGGCTTTTTTATTTTTCCCTCGTGTGAGGGCTCGGGAAAGATTTTTATGAAAAAATATAATATTGGGAATGGCAGGATTTGAACCTACATTTAAATTTTTATCTTTGCCTTACCACTTGACTACATTCCCACATTTAGAAATGAACAAATACAAAATAAAAAAATGTATATACTATTTTTAGTAATTAATGTATAATGATTATTATGAAGACGAAATTTCCTAAAATTAAATCTTCGTATAACTAGCCCACACGGGCTTTTTTATTTTCCCCTCGTGTGAGGGCTCAGGAAAGATTTTAATGAAAAAAAAATACAAAAGGAATGATTGGATTTGAACCAATGCTAATAGGTTACTTATATACTCCCTATGCCTTACCACTTGGCTACATTCCCATACTTAGACAGGAAAATCCTGTCTATATTAACCCTATGCTATAAATGCCTTTATTTAGTTAAAATATTCACTATTTCTATACTTTGTTTGATTTTATCCCTCCAAAAAGTTATAATATGTTCACCACAAACAATTTTTATTCAAGGAGGAACAAATGAACACTACTAGAAGTAATGAATTTTATGAAAATTTAATAAAACAAGTTTTTTTACTTGAAGCTACTGTAAATACTTTGACTTTTTTTATCAAAAAATATAATCCTGAATTAGCTAAAGAATTGGATAATCCTAAAACTTTTGAAAAAATTCAAGAACTTGCAAATTCAAATTATAAAAATTCTCTTGAATTTGCAGAAAAACTCATGAAAAAATAGTCAAAATTTTATCAATCCAGCACGACTTATCATTGCTGACTTTAAAGCAGGTAGGACATCTTTATCTCCTACTTTTTTCCATTTTCCATTTTTTAAAATATGAAATTCTTCTGTTTTTGGTTGCAACCAAACATCATTTTCTTTTGCTTCTTCTGGAACTGTTTCCTGAACATACCCTTTAGCTTTTGTTTTATCTACTAATTCTTTCTCTAAATCAAACAATGAATTGAGCTCTTCTTTTATTATTTCCCTTACTCTCTCTTCTGTAATTTTATCTTCCATTCTCTCATCTTCTTTTATGTCCATTAAAGCTTCTTTTGCTCCTTTTTTTGCTAGTTCATACATAGTATCTTCTCCATATACTCCTGTAAAATGTTGATTTATTCCAACTTTATTTGTATTTTTATTTTTAAAATCTTCTATAACAACAGCTGCAAATTCTCCATATTTCTTCGCCAACTCTTGTAAACCTTTGCCATTTGCCCATAATACAAGTATTTCTTTTTCTATATCATATATTTCTCTTTGCCTTGACAATAACTCATTTTGTAAATCTTCTGTAGATATTTCTTTTAATTCAACTGAAACTGATACTTTCATCATTAATTCTGATGTTTTAGATGGAGTAATTTCTTCATTGATAATCTCTAGCGATTCAAAGTCTATGAAAGTCACAGTTATTTTCTCTGTGGGATATGATCCTCTTGTATATGCCACATCAATTAAAATTTTTTCAAGCCCATTTAGATTGATTTCTTTATCATCAATAAAAAATTGCTTAATTTCTTCATTTTTTTTTACTATTTTTAATTTATGTTTATTTTCCATTTTCTTACCTCCTTTTTATCTCTATCTATATTCAGTAAAAACATCCACTATTTCTATTTTTACTTGATAATTTTTCTCCAAAAAGTTAAAATAATTTGAGGCTAGCAACTTTAAGGAGGAAATTTGATTAAAAGTAAATTTATTAAAGATAACGATATAGTTTCATTAAAACCTATACAGTTTAGAAAATTTAAAAAGTTATATCTAACTCTTTATGGAAACCTTGTAAATATTCCTGAAGAAGATATAAAAGAATTTTTTCTAAACAGAGATGAAACTATAATAAATTGTAAAATTCTATTTTCTAAGAATATTGATATTTGTAATTATTATGTTAAAAATTATTTTTATGATATTGAAAGTAGTGAAGTTAGATTTTCTTCTGTATTGAATGAAATGACAGGATATCCAAATAAACCATACATTAGTAAATCTTTTGAACTTCTTTTTATTGATAATGAGCTCAATATAAATATTTTAATAAAAAATTCTGAACTAAAATAAAATTAATATAATTTAGTTGTTAGCCTCTCTTCTTTTTCTGCAATTTTTTTGAATTGTCATTTCTAAAACTTCATTAATTTCTCTTTCATTAAAATCTAATTTTTTAAATATAAATCCTATTGCTATTTTTTCTAATTCTTCTCTTGAAACTTCTCTGCTCATTAATTCATCCAATAAATCATTTGATGATACTTGTTTTAAAATATCTCCTACAGATACTTCCACTGTTCTTTCTTTTAAACTTTCCATTTTCTTATACCTCCTTTTTCTTTCTATTTGACTGAAAAGCTTAGCTGTGCAATTAATTACTTCTTTTGATTCTTTCCTTTCTGAAAAAATCATTACTATTGTAAATACTAGAGAGAAAATAGAAGAGAGTATTAAAAATACTTGCCTTTCATTTTCCACTCTCTCACCTCCCTTTTTATATACACTCTATAAAATATTCATCAAAATTGTAAACAAAGATACTTTTCAATTTTTAAATCCATTTTGACATTTAATCCTCTTAACTATATAATCTACTTATGAATATATGGCCTATATTTAAAATTAATTATAGGAGATGATGTAGTGAATAAAGATGATGAAAAGAATATTAAAAAACAATTAATTAAAATCATCAAAATGATGAAAAAATATAAAAAAAAGAAAAAATAACATTGTATTATTCCTCTTTTTTTCTAACTATAATTTCATAGCCTAAGATATTACATAAATTTTCTAAAGTTTTAATATTTAATCCAACTTCTTTTTCTAATTTAGTCATAGTACCTTTTAGGCTCTGTCTTGTTATGCCTAGTTGTCTAGCTACCTCTGCTATTCCGGAATAATTAAGACGTATTTCTCTATCTAGAGGAATAAATATATTTTTTTTATCATATTCACCACATTTGTAAAGCTAAAAGATAACATATTTTTTTAATAATTGTAACTCATTTGCCTTACTTTGTCAATGGAAAAATAAATTTGACAAATATAAAAAAATGTATTACAATTTAAATACATAAAAAAGAGGTGGTAAAATGTCTGTTATATCATTAAGGTTAAATGAAAAAGAAGAAAACCTATTAAAAGAAGTGGCAACCTTCGAAGGACTTGGATTATCAACTTATCTCAAAAAGATTATTTTTGAAAGATTAGAAGATGAATATGATCTGAAATTAGCTGAAAAAAGCTATCAAGAATATTTAGATAGTGGCAAAAAATCTCATTCTTTTAAAGAAGTGTTAGCAGAGTTAGGACTTGAGGATGACATATGAAAAAATATCAAGTTGAATTCTCAAATACTGCCAAAAAAGAACTAAAAAAATTAGATATTTCTGTTCAAAAAACTCTTCTAAAATGGATCAATAAAAATTTAATGGATTGTGATAATCCATATATACATGGAAAAGTGTTAGTAGGAAATTTGAAAGGATATTGGAGATACAGAGTAGGAAATTATAGACTTATATGTAATGTTGAAGATGATGTTCTTGTGATATTGATAGTTGAAATTGGACACAGAAGTGAAATATACAAATAATAAAAAAGGAGCTACATTGTTAGCTCCTTTTTTATTATGTGATTAAAAAAACTTCTCAATCTCGCACTTATATTATATCATAATTTTTCGATCTCTTTTTTTATTGCTTCCAATTCTTCTTTGTCCGCTTCGTAACAACCTCTTTCTCGTGCTTCGACTTCCATTTGTAATACCATCAATTCAAGAACAGCTTTCCTATTTTCAGGAGTAATTACTGAGTATAAATAATTTACTAGAGCTTTATCACTTCCTTTTTCTAATATAAAGTCGGTATTTTTTAACACTTTATGAATAATCCCATCAGGAATAATTTCTTCTAAATAAGCATTCATTAACTCTTTCTCATGTTCAGGATATATTTCTAATAATTTAGCAAAAGCATTTTTGCTTACTGGTCTTTCAGATTTTTCAATTTGAGCCATATACACATGAGAAAAGCCAGCTTTTTTCCCTAAATCCCTTAAACTATCTTTATTGTCATTTCTCGCTTTTTTTAATGCTTCACCGAATCTCATTGTTTCCTCCTATGTTATCTTTTTATCTAACAATTATATAATATTTTTCATTAAAAGTAAAAAAATACTTGACATAGTAAGGCAAATAGTTTACAATCTTTTCAAGATTAAGTTAGCTTATAGCTTTACAATATAAAACTAGGAGGGAAAAGATGAAGAAATATGAAATATCACATTCAACAGCAGCAGGGGAAGCAGACTTATATCTTATATGGGATGTTACAGGTAAAGAGTGTGATCTATATTGCTTCTTCTCAGAGGAATACAAAGATGAAGCTTATAGAGAGTTAGAAAGATTAAATAAAGGGCCGTAATAGCCCTTTAAGGAGGGAAAAAATGGAAGAAAAAAAAGCTTTAAGTACAGAAATTGTAAGCATGGCAAAGGTTAGATTTGAAATTAAAGATGGTTCTGTCCTAATGCCCAGCAGAATAATTGAAGAGTACTGGACATTAGATGGAAGATACATTGGTAGAATAGACCCACTAGATGATTACTTGGACCTTGAAGCTTCAATGAAACCATAAGCTTTTGAGAAGGAAATTTTTCCAGCCATAAAATTAAGCAGATATCTAAGAAAATACTTAATGTCAGAAAAATTTTTATCAGGATGTTTTTGTATATAATGCGTTTCATCATTACCAATCCAAACAGCAGCTTTAGCAAGAGTATGTATTTCAGTATCATTAATCATATCAATAGCTCTACCTAAAGAAATTTTTTCAATAACATCTTCTTTTTCTTTCAAAATTCTTATTAAATAATCTTTTACTAAGAATTCAATTGATTTTCTAAGGCTTATTCCTATTATTTCATCAAGACCATAATATTCACTAATTAAAGCTTGTTTATATATTTTGACAAATTTAGGAAATGTTTCTGTTATTTCTTTAGGGATATCTAAATCAATATTTGGAGTTATGGCATAAAGAATTATTTCTGTTTTTATAGGATTAGTTCCATCATATTTATAAGCTGTTAAAAGATACTTTCCACAACAAGGACACTGAAAAGCTACTGCGAAAGTTTGATACTTTGTATCTGCATCTATATGGGTACTAGTTGTATAAGGTGTTATAAAAGTATGGCAGTGTAAACATTGATTTATCAATTCTATCTCTACAGTTTTATAAGAATTATCAATTGAAATGTTAATTTTTCTTTTTTGCATTTTATGGTCTCCTCCTAGAAGTTAGTTTTTAAATATTATAACTTTTTGGAGGAAATAAAACAAATAATTTAATTTCTTATAGGTCTCTTAGAAGCCTAAGGGACTTATTAAGAAATTAAACAAAGGAGGAAAAATATGTGGAAATGTAAGGAGTGTGGTGGAGAAATAATTGCCAGTGTTTCAGGAACTATTAAAGGTGGTTGGGGATATCCTAACGAAGATGGAAATGCGGATATTTTAAGTGACTATAATTTAGATTACGAAGTTGATTGTTATGACTGTATACAATGCGGAAAGTTAGGTACAAAAATAGAAGAAATAGCAGTTTGGGAGGATTAAATAAAAAAAGTCCCCATCTAACCCAATGTTAAACGGGGGAGACGATAAAAGCTACAATATCGTCCAACAAATTTATTATATCACATTGTAATAAAAAGAGCAAAAGCCCTCTTTCGAGAGCTAATGCATATTATAAGTGTCGGAATATAAAGAAGCTAAATAGCTTCCTCGTATAGAGTATAACACGAAAATGAATATAAAGAAAGAGTGAGAGAAATATTAAGGTATAAAAAGAGCAAAAGCTCTCTTTCGAGAGCTAATGCCTGTTAAATGCTATCTACACGCCTTTTTAAGGAAGTGGGCGCTTCCTTAAAAGTATTATAACATAAAATCTTTATATATTGCAAGGGGTGAGAAATGAACATTTCCAAAATTGCATGGTACTTGGTACCTATTCCACTAATAATTAAATTTATCTTATACATTACAGAAGCTTAACAGGAGGCTTTTATGAAAATAGACAATAATTTATACAAAACATTTTTAGAAGTACTTAATATAGAAAACTACAAAGGCAGAGAGAGTGAAATATCATGCTATTAGAATTTTTAATTATAATAACAGGAATTGATCTAATAGTTGCTTATGCAGCTATAAAAATAATAGAAAAGAGGTAAATATGAAAATATCTGATTATATAGTTTTATTTAACAAAGCATTAGAAGAACATGGAGATATTGAAGTGGATAATCTCTATATCTCCAAAGATGGAAAAACAAAGCTCCATGACAATATAACAGGAGTAGAGTACATTCCACAAAAAAATAAATTAAGCTTTGTTGTAGATAAAACTCCAAAGAAAAGAAAACTTAAAAAAGTAGATATAAAAACTATTTTTAAAAGTACTACAGTACTAACAAAAAGAGAAAATTATATTCCTAAAAAAAGTAATCCAGGACAACAATTAAATTTTTAAAGGGGGATTAAATGGAAATAAGAATTGGAAGCTACTATGATCCTAAAGAAAATATTGAAGAAGTAGAAGATATGAGAGAATATGAAACTTTTGAATGTGATGAGTTCACAAGAGAAGTTGAAAGAAGAATGAAAATGTAGAGGTGATCTTTATGGAAATAATCAACATTTTTCTTCCTTATTGCCGAGACGGTTCTGTAATATTGACAATTAAATACAATAGTGGAAAATGTGGGAATGTACAAGTGAAAGATGGTGAAATAATAAATTTTCCACTTGGAGATAAAGTGAAAACTGCTGTTAAATCTTTAATAAAAAAAAATAGTTATGCGTGGCTTAAAACGAAGTATTATGAAATTTCTAGAAAAAGAAAGCTTGATGATGATATTGAGTTTTTGTTTGAGGCATTTACGGATCATATGGAAGAACTTAAAAATATACAAAAAGAATTGAAAAAATTATACATAGGAGGAAAAGATCAAAATGTGTAAATTAACTGATAAATTCGATATTAAAGATATTTCTTGGAAAGTAGTTACTTGCAAATGGAACAATGGAAAACCTTGGGCTATGATAACGCCTTATTTGAATGCTTCTGCTATCCAGCAAAGGCTTGATGATGTTTTTGGCTGGGATAACTGGAAAACTGAATACAAAGTTGAGGGTACTTATGCTATTTGTTATCTTTCTGCCTTTTCTCCAGATAAGAAAGAATGGATCAAAAAAGAAAATGTGTGTGAAATAGACAGTGAACAGAATAATCCTATTAAAGCAGCATATTCAGGAGCTTTTAAAAGGGTAGCCCTTGAATTTGGAATAGGAAGATATTTGAAAGGGATTGTTCAATTTGCTAAAAGCTGCTGTGAAAATCCCAATTCTGATGAAAGAGATAATTATATTATGTGTGTAGAAAATAATAAGCAGACTAAAGAAAAGAAAATATTCTATGCTTTATTACCTACACAAGATGAATTTAAAAAAATAGTAGTAGCTATGAGTACATCTGCTGAAAATCCACCTAAGATTGAAAAAGAGCTAACTGAAATAAAAAAGGATAATAGTCCTAAACTTTCAAAGGAATCTTTTAAAACTGTTTCTGATTGGATAAATCAAAAATGTAAAACTCCCGATGTCCTTATTGCAGATATAAAAAAATGTTTTGGAATACCAGGACTTAGTGATCTTACAGAAAATCAATTACAACTTTTAAAAGACTATGCTTTTAAAATGAAAGAAGTTGAAAAAGCATATAAAACAGGTGGTAATTAATGACTTATTCCATATTAAACAAGGGTAAAAAAATAATTACATCCTCCAATAAAGAGGTAATAAATAAAATCTTAAAAGGTATACAGAAACATTATAAACCAGAAGAAAAAATAAAATTTAAACTTATAACAAAAGGAGAATAAAAAATATGGAAAAGAAAAAATTTAAAGCAACATTCAAGTTTGAACTAACTGATGAAGGAATAGAATTAGCAACTGAAGTTAATTTTAAAATTTTACCAACTAATGCTGAAAAAATCGGTCAAATTTTAGCTGCTGATTTAATTAATTTTTTAACTGGAGAAAAAGTACCAGAAAATATTTTCCAAGCTAAAAATGTTATCGTTAGTGAAACTTATACTGAAGATAATAAACATAAATTTGATGCAAATAGTAGCAAATGCCAAAAATGTGAATATTTACCTACTTGTCTACAAAAATATAAAAAAATAAACTAGGAGAATAATATGACATTTAAACTTGAAATAAAAAGATTTGTAGATGAGGAAGTAATTGGAACAGTAAAAAATATAGAAGAAGCTAGAGAAATTCTTGATGGCTTAAATGGAAATGGAAAAAACAGATATTATGGACTTTTCAGAGAGGTTGTAAATGAGAGAGAGAAAGTCAGGAATACTCTATAAAAAATCTATAAGAAAGAGAAAAAAGAAGATGGCAGAATTAGAAAGGCTATGTCGGATCAATTATGAAATTGAAAATAGTATTTTGATAGAAAGACTTGGAATATCTAAAACTGAATTTTATAGAAACTATAAAAAAAGAGCTGATGAACTAAGAAAAATTAATAGTAAAGAATCTTTGTTTAACCTTTCCCAATTTTAATAAAAATGGGAAAATAAAAAAATTTAGGAAAGGAGAATATAATAAATGTCTATTTTGAAATTAAATAATAAAGAATATAAAGTGTCTCTCCTGGATAAAAAAGGCAATCCATTCTTTTTGAAAACAGCTAAAGAAAGAGAAACTTTTGATAATATTGTAATGAATATTTCTAAAACTGTTGACCCTAAAAGTGATATAGAAACTATGAGAGCTATTCTTTACAAGCACCTAAAAAATACTAAAGTTAAATTTAAAGATATCAAAATAAGAGAAATTTAAGGGGAGAGGATATGAAAATAAAAAAATATGGAAATATATATGGTGAATACACTGGAATTCAATTAAACTTTTGGGAATGGATAAAAAGGAGATTGAAAAGGAGTTTTAAATGAAAATAAGAGATAAAATTGATAAATTCGTTATAAGCAATGGATATCAAACAGATATAGCAATTGATAGAATTTTTAAATATTTAGAAAGTCTTAAAAATGGTGGTTTTACTCTTAATCTCTCCCCAGATTTTCAAAGACCTTTAAAATGGAATAATCAAAGATGTATAGATTATCTGGAATATTTTATTAAAGGGGGACAATCTGGAAGGGTTCTATATTTTAATTGTCCTGCTTGGGATAGTTTTAATAATAATGAAGATCACGAAATAGTTATAGTTGATGGCCAACAAAGATTAGAAGCTTTTAGAAAATTTCTTGATAATGAAATTAAGGTTTTTGGTTATTACTTTAAAGAAATAGAAGATACTTTTGAACTAGGCTGGATAAAAATTAATATAAACAATTTAAAAACTAAAAAAGAAGTTTTAAAATGGTATCTTGGAATTAATGCAGGTGGAATTCCACACACTAAAGAAGATATTGAAAAAGTTGAAAAAATGTTAAATGAGGAGAGATAAAATGAATAAAGCAAAACAAAAACTTTTATTAGAGGTATTCACTTTTGACTTTGGAAAAATACCAACTTCACTTGAAAAACATTATGAAAAAACAAAAGAAGAAAATAATGAGCTTGAGGAAGCAGTAAAAAAATATCTTTTATCATCTAGCAAAGATATTGAAATAATTATACAAGCAAGAAAAAACTTATGTGATGAAGCTTTAGACAATGTACAATCAGGTATTTCTCTTTTATCCCGTCTAATAGAAGAGGGAATCATGGGAATTGAAGATATAATCAGGTGGAGAACAAAAATTGAAAAAAGAAAAGAAAAATATTTGAAGTAGGAGGGCTAGATGAGTTGGATATGCAAAAAATGTGGAGGAAAAATAACTGCTAGTGTTTCAGGAACTATTAAAGGTGGGTGGGGATATCCTGACAAAGATGGAAATGCAGATATTTTAAGTGACTATAATTTAGATTATGAAGTTGATTGTTACGACTGCGAAGAATGCGGAAAGTTTGGTACAGTCTTAGAAGAAATAGCCAGATGGGTGGAGGTAGATTAATGAGTGGAGCTTTTAAATGTTTTTTAGGAAGAAAAGAAGAATGTATTATATTGTATACTGATGATTATGATATATATTGTGGTGTAGTAAAAAAAGACTATACAGAAGAACAAGCAAGGGAAATAATGCAAAAAGAAATAGATAAACTTAATTTTGAAGAGGATAGAAAAGATGATGAAAAATATGAAATATTGAGTTGCGAAAAAGATGTTTTATTTTATCCAGTAGGGCATAAAGAAAACACAGAAGAACCAAGAGTTGCTTTGAGAAGGCATACTACAATAATGAAAGGTACAACAGAACCTTTGTGGATATTTGAAATAGGAGAATAACATATTTAATAAAGGAGGTAGGAAAGATGATTAATAAGAAAGCGATTGTTAATATAATAAAAGAAATAAGACTAAAACAGCTAGCGAGGTTAAAAAATGAAGAAACAATTGAAAGCTCTGATATATGCTAGAGTAAGTACTGTAATGCAAGAAGAAGGAGATTCCCTTGTATACCAAAAAAAGAAATGTGAGGACTTCTGTAGTGTAAAAGGATATGAAATATATAAAATACTTGAAGATGTAGAAAGTGGAGCTAATGATGATAGAAGTGGATTTATTGAACTTCAAAACGAGATTGCAAGAAAAAACTTTGATGTATTGGTAGTCTTTGAAAGTTCTCGGATTTCAAGAAAAACCCTTACAATGCTTAATTTTGTACTTTCTTTAGAAGAAAATGGGATAAAATTCACTTCTATATCCCAGCCAGAACTTGACACAACTACACCTACAGGAATGTTATTTTTCCAAATTCAATCTAGTCTAGGAGAATATGAAAGAAAACAGATTTCTTCTAGGGTTAAAAGTTCCAAGTGGCAAAGAATAAAAGATGGACTTTGGCAAGGTGGAAGTATTCCACTTGGATATAAAAAAGAAAATGATAACATTGTTGTAGATGAAAAAGGAGTCAATGAGGTTAAATCAATATTCTTTCACTATTTAAGCAGTCATTCACTGAAACAAACTTCTAGGGCTTTTAATAAACCTATTGGATCAATTAAATGGATATTAGAAAATCCTTTTTATTTAGGGAAGCTTACATATGGGAAAAAAGAAAAAAATATAAATACTGGGATAATAAAAATCAATTCATCTTATCATGTATTTGAGGGAAAACACCCCCCTATTATAGACGAAGAAACCTTTGATACAGTTCAAAAAATTCTTACAACTAAAAAAAGAGTTATACAATCAGAAAATGTCCTTCTTTTCTCTGGTTTAATTAGATGTACTTGTGGAGAAAAAATGTATAAAAATACAAGTATGAACAAAGGTAATATAAGGATAAGGTACTATTGTAAGAATTGTTATAAAACTATAGCTTATAAAAAGGCAGAAGATATAATTATAAAAGCATTATTAGATATGAAGGAACTGGAAGAAATTAATGATGTAGTTGATTCAGAAAATAAAATTTTAAATGATAAGATGGAGATCTACAAAGCTTCCATGAAACAAGTAAATGATGAGAGGAAAAAATATATAAACCTTTACTCTAAAGATTATATAACAATAGAGGACCTAGATGAAAAAATGCAAGTAACAAAAAGTAAAATAGATGACTTTACAGATAAAATAAATAAATTACAAAAAGTTATTGATGAAGAAAAGATTACTAAAAATTATAATAGTAATTTGGAAACATTAAAAGCAGTATTGAAAGACATGGATAAAAGTGATAGAATAGATTTGTATAATATGTTTAAGTTACTAATAAAAAAAATAGATTTAATTTCAAGCAAGCCGCCAGAATTTAAAATCTATTTAAAATAA